CGGCAGAACAGGTTTACGCCTCAGCAGTGGCGCAGCCCTTTCAGGGGCGGTTGCTGAAAGAGTGGAGTCAGAAGCTTGAATTGGATCGGCTGGACAAAATCACCAACGCTGTACGCTCCGGTTTCCTCCAGGGCGAAACGGTAGAGCAGATTGTCCGGCGCGTAGCGGGTACGCCGCAGAGAAATCGCGAGGACGGGGTGATCAACACATCCCGTCGCGACCTGGCGGTGGTGACCCGCACCGCGGTGAATCACATGGCCGCCACGGCGCGTCAGGAATTCGCCCAGGCAAATAGCGATATCGTGAAGGCCAAACAGTGGTCCTCAACCCTGGATACGCATACCAGCCAGTGGTGCATCATCCGCGACCGCAAACTCTATACGCTCGATGGCAAGCCGCTGGGGCATGAAATTCCCTACCTACGCGGGCCGGGAAAAATCCATTTTCTATGCAGGTCCTGCGAAATCCTGCTCACGAAGTCGTGGGAAGAATTGCAGATAGCGTCAGGCGAGCTGAGTAGCGCCACACGCGCCTCAATGGACGGCCAAGTACCAGCGCATACCAGCTACGCCGATTGGCTCACCCGGCAGCCATACGCGCGGCAGGAGCAGGTGCTGGGCGTTACCCGCGCCATGATACTTCGGGACGGCAAAATCACCGTGCCGGAGATGTTCAACGATGCCGGGGAGTTCCTGACCCTGGACGAACTGCGCCGCGTGGATGCATCGGCTTTTGAATAACTGAATAAGGTAATAAAACAATGACTCAACATATTGGCGTGAAGCTCATCAATGCTTACCCGATGACCCGTCTGGCATATAACGACTTTCGTGGTTGGGAGTTACCAAGTGACGAAAACGGAAGTGATGAAGGTTATCTCGTCGAGTATCTGGATGGCGGAAAGCCAAATACCGATCGCTTCAACGGGTATGTGAGCTGGAGTCCGAAAGATGTGTTCGACAAAGCCTACCGACCAGTGGCGGGGCTTAGCTTCGGACTGGCTGTCGAAGCCCTGAAATCAGGCAAGCGTGTCACCCGCGCAGGCTGGAACGGCAAGGGCCTGTGGCTTGAGCTGGTCCAGCAGTCGCCATCTGTGGACCTGCCGTACATTCGTTTAATTTATCCGGTGCCGGGCAATGGTGCTATGCCATACCCAAATGGCGCTCGCGTGCCTTGGGCACCAAGCCAAACCGACGTCTTGGCTGATGACTGGCAAATTCTCTAAACCAGTTGCTTGGGGGGTGGTCTATGCGAGATGACGATTTTCACCATGTGGGCGATGGCCGCGGTAAGCGCCGAGTGTTCGTTAACGGCAACGAGGTCAAACGCTGCATATGGGCGGATGTTAAGCGAGGAATCGCATGCTTCTATCCATATCCACTCCGGGTCCACAAGCGCAAGCGGGATGAGGTCTATTCCCGCAAGCTACGCGGCGTAGTAACCGTCGAATTTATCTAACAGGCTTCCTCCGGGTGGCCTTTTTTATGCCTGCCGCTGAGCGGATGCGACGCGGTGCCCGGGTCGGATGACCCATTACGTATGGCCGGAAGGCTGGAGCAAAAAACAATGAAACTGAAACTTGATGCTAACGGAAATGTGGTCGTTGAAAACGGTATGCCTGTGTACATCCATGATGATGGCAAAGAGATCCCGTTCGATGCGGTCGCAGCGATGACCAAAATCACCTCACTGAATGGCGAGGCGAAAACTCACCGCGAAGCGAAGGAAGCGGCGGAAGCCAATCTCGCGAAATTCTCGGGCATCACCGACCCGGCCAAGGCGCTCGAAGCCCTGGAGATGATGACCAAAATCGACCAGAAAAAACTGATCGATGCTGGTGCCGTTGACCAGGTAAAGGCGGAGATCACCAAAGTTTTCCAACAGCAGCTGGACGAAGCGAACAGCAAGACCCAGCAGCTGGAAACTCAACTCTACGACGAGATGATCGGCGGCCGCTTCGGTGGTTCGAAATTCATCTCCGAGAAGATGGCGATCCCGGCTGAGTTCGTGCGCTCCCACTTCGGGCAGAACTTCAAAATCGAAGATGGCAAGGTCGTGGCTTACGACGGGCAGGGCAATAAGGTGTTCTCCCGTACCAAACCCGGTGAACTGGCTGGCTTCGATGAAGCGCTGGAATCTCTGGTCGAGTTGCATCCGCAGAAAGACTACATCCTCAAAGCGTCCGGCAACAGCGGCGGTGGTTCTCACCAGTCGCAGCACCAGGCCGGGCAAAAAACCATGAAACGCGATGCGTTTGATTCCCTGGATAACGCTGGCAAGCAAGCAGCGCTGAAAGACGGCGTCAGCATCGTCGATTAAATCGAAAGGAGCCATAAATGGCAGGCAATACCCTTACTGGTCTGATCCCGACCATCTATACCGCGCTGGACGTAGTGTCCCGCGAGCAAACTGGTTTTATTCCTGCGGTGGCGCGTGACGCGAAAGCGGATGCTGCTGCAAAAGACCAGACCGTACGTGCGCCAGTCGCACCTGCAGCCACTACTGAAGATATTGTCCCTGGTCCGTCAGCACCTAATTCTGGCGACCAGACCATCGGTGGTGTGGATGTCAAAATCACCAAATCCAAGATGGCCCCGGTCAAATGGAATGGTGAAGAGCAATTGGCTTTGGGCCCGGCTGGTACCTACAACACCATCCTGGCTGACCAGTTCAAGCAGGCTTTCCGAGCGCTGGCGAATGAAGTGGATGCAGACCTCGCTGCGCTGTACCTCAACTCCTCCCGCGCTGTTGGCGTGCCGAAGAATACCCCGTTCAGCATCAAAGACGATCTGACTGATGCTGCGTTGGCGCGTCAAATCCTGACCGATAACGGTGCGCCGACTACTGATTTGCGTATGGTGCTGGGTGGCGAAGCGATGGCATCCATCCGTGGTAAACAGGCTGTACTCTTCAAAGCGAACGAAGCGGGAACCGACCAGCTGCTGCGTGAAGGTGTTATCGGTCGCATCATGGGCTTCAACCTCCACGAATCCTTCAGCATCAAGCGTACCGCGAAAAGCGCTGCTGCTGGCTATAAGGTCAATGGCGAGAAGAAAGAGGGCGATATCATCATCGCTATCTCTGCCGGCACCGGCGGTATTGCTGCAGGTACTGCGGTGAAGTTCGCTGGTGATGACAATCAGTATCTGGTTGTTGCGGCTACGTCTTCCACTATCACCATCAGCGCGCCGGGGCTCCGTCAGGATCTGGCAGACCAGGCTGATGTCACTGTGTTGAGCGAATTTGTACCGAACATGGCGTTTGACCGCGGGGCATTCCTGCTGGCCAGCCGTACCCCGGCGATGCCTGAAGGTGGCGATACTGCTGATGACGTCATGAATGTGACCGACCCGGTATCTGGCATCACCTTCCAGGTGGCGCTGTACCGCCAGTACCGTCAGGTGCGTTATGAAGTGGGCCTAGCATGGGGTGTGGCTGCTGTGGCGCCACGTCATTCCGCCATCATCATGGGTTAACCCAGGGGGCTTCGGCCCCTTTGTTTTCAGGAGGCCCAATGGCCGGATTAACCAAAGAGCAGCGCGCGCAGCGTGAGGCTGAAAAGCTTGCCGCGCAGAACGGCGCTGAACAAACAGGTATTGAGCTGGTGGCTATGATGCGAGATACCCCGGAGTTCCCCGGCGGTCCGCTGAGCGCTGAGGTTCACCCTGACGAAGTCGATAACTGGCTGGCGCTGGACTGGCGACTGGAGGAGTAACTGTGAGCGATAAAGATATTGAGCAGGAAATTCAGGCCAAAGGCTTGAACGCGCCGCGCGTTACGCTGGGCGAGTTGAAGGCGAATATTAAGCATGCCGAGATCGTGAAGCACGTATCCGTCACCGGGCAGGTGCTTCGCTGGGCGGTCATCACCACTCAAAACGGATTCGCAGTAACAGGGAATCCGTCGTGCTCAGTTTCCTCCGCTAACGACAACGCTGAAATTGGCGAGAAAATTGCTATTGAGAACGCCGAAAGCGAGTTGTGGGCGTTGATGGGATATGCGTTAAAGCAGAAGCTTTTCGAAGCCTGAGAGGAGCTCTGAGATGATTAATGCCGATCCCCATTCGTCTGACTTCAACAGCTATGCCAGCGTTGGTGATCTGCGCGCGTTCGCTGCGGGGCGCGGATACACCATCCCTGCTGAAGATGGCGAATGCAGCCAGATGCTGATGCAGGCAATGGACTTTCTGGAAGGGAAGGCCTGGCGCGGTCAGCGTTCCAGCGCATCACAGCCTCTATCCTGGCCGCGTTCCGGCGTGCGCTTCGATGGTGTTGACCTGTCGAATGATGCGATTCCACAGCGCCTGATTGATGCTCAATGTCGCCTGGCCATCGAATCGCAGGAGATTGACCTCACCCCGTCGGTCGCTGGCGGTGGGGCGGTTACGATGGAGCGCGTCGAGGGTGCGGTAACAGTCCAGTATGAGCCGGGAACGAATAAAGCTTCTCCGTCATTCCCATGGTTCTATTCCGCACTGCGCGGGCTTGTAGTGGGCGGCAACCAGGTCCGGGTCGAAAGGGGGTAGCATGGCAATCGACTATCGCCGCATGCGCGCGACCGCGACCCGACTGCTGACCGAGAACGGGAAGGCATATCAGCTTACCCGCGGCGGCGGCACCATCCGTGACCAGTTCGGCAAAGAGGTCACCACCCCGGCCATTACCGCGACCGTAACCGGTGTTATCACCGAATACTCCTCCCGCGAAATCGACGGT